CCCCGCCATCCTGGCGGGGCGCTGAGTCTCACACAAATCACGTGGGAGTTAACCCATGTGAGAGTGATTCTCTAAACCCTATGTCGGAGTAAGTTAGATGACAGCCCGAACCCGTAATACGAATATCAACGTTCCGCAAGGATCGTGGAAATCGACTACGGGCACGAAACATACCGCTGTTAATGGTGTTAAAAAGATTGGTTATGACAATTGCACGGATCAAGTTGCTCCGGGTGATTGTCTTCCTTTTAGCACCGAACATTGGATATGCTCGGGTGGAGTTCTGAATGGAGTCGGCTCCGGCGGTCGCAGTTTTACAAACTGGATCGGCGATGGCGTCTTCCCTACGAACTTCGATCATTTAACAATTTCCGGTCTCACTCCAGACGGAGCTGCAGCATTATCTGCTGCTGCCCGTACAAATCCGTCGCGTCCTTATGTGGACATTCCGGCGGAATTTGCTCAACTGGGCGACATCATTTCACTAGTGAAAGATGCCGGGACGAATATCTTGAAGAAAGCAGCTAGGAAAAACATCGAATTTCAATTTGGTGTTTTACCTATTCTGCAAGACTTCGAGAAGCTTTGCAATGTCGCGGACCAGATTAATCGTCGGGTCCAAGATTTTGAAAGGCTTAGTTCGTCTAAGGGATACCGGCGCACTCTGAAGATAGATGCAAAGACCTTCACCGCCACAAAATCTGTGGTGTTTCAGAGCGAAAATGCTCTTGTGAGTGGTCAATGTTCAGGCGTTACTTACGCCACGATAAAGGCTCATATCAGGTGGTTCTCCACTTATGATATGAAAAAGTATCGTTCTATCACGAAACTTCGTGAACTAGCTCGCAAAGCAGTCATTGCGAAGAACGTGGTTGATTTTGCCACGATCTGGGAACTCATCCCTTGGAGCTGGTTTATTGACTGGGGCTTTAACGTATCGCAGTATCTTACTGCGCAACGTAATATCGTCCCAGCAAGGCTTGGTGGCGTTTGGCTCATCAAGCACACGAAGACTGTCTGGTCTTGTAAGGATCTCTCGACTGGAACCGGCATAACCATGTCGTCGTTCAAGTCAACTAGAGAGTCTGTACAAAGACTAGCAGTGGTGCCTTCTCTGACAGCTCATTTCCCATTGCTAAGTGGGAATCAAATGGGCATACTAACGTCCTTGCACGTGATGCGGGGGCTGAAGTAGCCTCCAACCGCGTCTTGGACGCTAGTAAAAGGAAGTAGTAACATGTTCTCCGATACTCTTACCATCACCATCGCTGGTGTGGGCAAGGTCCTCAACCGCATCAAGCAGGATGGCTACTCCTCTGAGTACCTCTTGCGTTCTGCGAGTGAGGAATATCGCCTATTCATCAGGAATACGAATGGGTCGGACAAGAAACGTGGTGTCACTCTTGACATCCACAATGTCGAACTCCGTCACACCATATTCCCGGTGGCGCCGGCTACGCTCTCCACTGTTAGGATTGCGTATTTCATCGTGAAGCTTCAGCAGGGAGATTCCCTGACTGCTCCGATCGATGAAGCGGCAGGACTCTTCGCCTGGGCAACTGCCTCGACGAATGCGTCCTTGACTAAGCTGATGAACTTCGAGTCTTAGCATACTCGAAGGGTAGTGAGAACAACGGAGGCTTAGGATAGACACCCCTATATAGGAGCTGCTATGAAAAGCCTAGTTAATGTTCTACTTCATGTCGTTGAGGGACTCCATAAGGATGTCCTCTCAGCGTACCCTGGCTTAGAGGTCGATTTATCTCGTGATTACGAGAGACTCGCCCTTTACAGTCAAACTCGAGGAATAGGGTTGTTCACCCTAGACCTACCACATCTCGAATCCTTGTTACTTACAGGATTGGAGGTTGGCTTCCTTACGCTCGAGGGGCCGCTTTCAACTGCGGTTTCCAAGAGAGTTAGAGTGCCGAGGCTTTACTCGGGACTCTGGCTGAAGGTGTTTGACCGTCATGCTAGTTTGAAGCAGGACGTTGATGTCACTGCTCTAGCATTCCTGAGACAATTGTTAGTCTTAGGAAAGAAGCTAGAGTTGGGTTGTTCACACGACCGCATCCAAGCGGCAGTGAGGAACTACCATGACATTGAACGTAAGCTACGACATCCTACCCTTCGGTGGGATGAAGATAGCCTGGGATTCGATGGAACCGTGGATGCAGTTCATAACGATCTGCATTTACGGCATGGGGTACTCACTCTATTTCCTGTTGACGGTGATGAAATATCTCCGCGACAAGAAGAAGGAGAAGTAACTCATGGCTACCGAACCTCCCCGGCCTTCGCGTCTGGAACGTTACGTCTCGATCTTCGTGACGTATGCTCCGGTGATCGCGACTCTTTTCTCAGAAGCTCGCCACTCTTTGCGCAGAGCGCGCAGAGAGCAACAGCCTCCGAAATCGAGCAGCGATTAAAAGACGCAAGGCTCCTCGGTAACATCCAACGTGTTGCGGATGTTATCGTCGGTGCCTTACCATATCTCAACCCTCCACTGTTTTCTCAGTGGTTGGAAGAGCATGGGAAGGGTATCGGCTTCAAACATGGACCTGGTGCTGTCGCCGAACGATTGAAGAAGCACGAGAAATCGGACTTCCCCAATTGGCCGGCTAAGCTGCAAGGAACATTCGGGTTCGAAATCTGCGGCAGTATTGCAGGTTCCGATTCCGTTCGCCCCCTCAATCATGAGGTTGCGAGTCGCCTAATCGACGTTCCGAAGACTACCAAGGGCCCACGGCTTATTGCCGCGGAACCGACATCACATCAGTGGTGTCAGCAATTGGTTCTTCGTTATTTCTTTGAAAGTTGGCGGGTGCTATTTGGAACAGCACTCATCGATTTCAAAGATCAGTCGAAGTCTGGTGACCTGGTCCTCAAGGCTTCCTTAGACAAATCTCTTGCTACGGTGGATTTATCCGATGCAAGTGATCGTCTTACGTGTTGGACCGTGGAGCGCATTTTCAGAAGAAATCCTTCTGTTTTACGCGCCCTGCACGCCGCACGTACGAGGTATCTCAGAGATGATATTTCTGAGATCCCGGACTTCCTGTCATTACGGAAGTTCGCCTCGCAGGGTACAGCTGTAACATTTCCTGTTATGAGCATTGTGATGCTCTGTATCGCACTCGGTAGTGTGATGCAGGGACATATCACATTGTCCAGAATCAGGAGAATGGCTACCCAGGTTCGTGTGTTTGGTGATGATATCATCATCCCTGCACACGGGGACGAGCATCTAGTGCGTGCCATGGAACTCCTTGAGCTGAAAGTTAACGTGGCTAAAAGCTACGTTAACGGACATTTTAGGGAGAGCTGTGGCGTTGACGGATACTTGGGTTACGATGTAACCCCTTGTAAACCGAAGACACTAGTTGCCGACAGCCCGGCTGCATGCCAGGCTGTAGTAGACAATGCCAACAACCTCTATATAAAAGGATATTGGAATGCCTCAACAGCCTGTCTCGACCTCCTTCCTCCACGTCTACGACGTGGAATCAGGATTGTGGGTCGAAATGCAACTGGGTTCTCCGGTCTCACCTCATATTCAGGAAGCTATGAATCTCATCTTGCAAAAAGATGGAATTCTAGGCTTCATAGGTACGAGGTTAGAGTTTGGTCATTATCTGTCCGAACTCAAAAAGCAGACCGGAACGGATTTTCGGCATTGCTGGACTTCTTTGCCCAGCAGCACAGTTATGAGCATGCTCGCGCTGTGTCTAACTATGCCGATTTCCGGAAGACCTTTATTGGTCTTCACTGGGAGCCCGCTAACTCTGACGCTTGGGTACTACCTGAAATGCAAGTACTATGACGTTTTGGATGACGTCTTTGTACGAGGCTTTCAACGTAGAATCGATTCGCAAGGGTACGCAACAATTCCTGAGAAGGAATTGCCGGAACTCTTGTGGGCCGATCAACCGCGTTTAGTATCCGCAGTTGAGTGTCAGGAGGCTCTGTCCTACGTGGCAGAATGAAACCCTAATGTAAAGGATAACATCATGACTCGCAAGGACAAAGCTATCGTTGACAATGCACTGACGAAGGCACGCGCCAAAATGGGTGAGCGCCTCGAACTTACTGAGTATGGGTCTAAGACCAATACTGTACAGGAAGCCGAGGAACTCCTCAGATTGATGAGTGCTATCGACAGCATATTGGCTGACGTTAGCTACCTCTAAGGTTAACGGGAGAGGGGCTTAAAATGTACGCTCTGGCAACTTATGTTGTTATCAGAGTACGTACGGCCCTGGGGAGTGCAC